TTACCTTTTCTTTATTGGTCGCATTGTTTGATTTGCGCTTACTGCGGCTTCTTTTAAATTAACAGGGGCTTTTTGTTGTTTTGGTTTTTCGTTTCCAACTGGAGTAGATTCCCATAAATCAGCAAAAGTTGTTGCTGGTTCTTCAGTAGAAGTTGATGCCGTTTTAGGCGTAAAATTTTGCATAGCCTCAACATGAACTGGGTCTTTTTTTCCATAAGGTCTGTGTAGACCAAATTGATTCAAAAAAGTATCAGGAATATCTGCTGGTATATCGGCGGCTTCACCAGTTTCATGCAAACTTGTGCCTGGTTTTGCAACTAAATTAGGATTAGAGCCACGAGAATTCCAAAGCTTAATCTGCTTTTCAGGAGTTCTGTATCCGCTATTTATTTGAATAGGCTTACCAGTTTGAGCCTGCCAAGCATCATTTGCCGCCTGTAGTCGGCTGGCAAAATCAGACTTTAAGCCTGCATAAGCGTCGTTGCCTGATTCCCAAAGGTCTGCAAAATTAGCCATTATTGAATAAGCCCTAATTCTCTTGCTCGTTTAATTTTTCTACTCATTTCTGCTTGTTGATCTTTAGACATAGATGATTTAAGTCTAGCAACTTGTGCAGGAGTAGCTTCTTGGAATAACCTAAAGTCATTCACTTCATTAAATGTATTTAAAGCTTGAGAGTATTTCTGTGGATCATTAGCAAAAGGAGCCAAATACTTAGCTTTTGCTTGCTTCATTCTTTCTACGCCAATAAGCTGATCAGCAACATCTTTAATGGCTTGCTCATTCATTTTCTTGTTAGGGTTTGCGGCTTCAGCCAATAAACGAGCCGCATCAGTATTGCCGCCAACCATAGCCAATAATGCACTATTTTTTGCCAACTCATCAGTTGCTGTTTTCTCTGCTGTATAGACATCTATACCAATTGCATTTGCAATACCAGTAGCGAGTTCTTTGCGCTGACCGCCAACGCCTGTAAATGCTTCAGGAGCCAGTTTCTTAATGTTTTGAAATAACGCAATTCTAGGAGTTGCCTCACTAGCTTCTTTTTGTGCATTTGCAAAATCAGTAGAGTAAGCTTCGGCCTGCCTGTTAGTCATTCCAACTTCAGCAGAAGAAGGATTAGGATTATATGGCTGGCCTTTTACTGGCTCAACAGTTCCTGTTGCAGGAGTTGTTCTAACAAATTGACCAGCTTGATTTGTAGTAAACGATGGCTGATTTTGCTGTGCAATATTAAGCGCACCAGCTAATGTCTGAGTAGCTCTTTTTATTTCATTAGGTGCTCTTCTAGCATCTTGCAAAATTGAAGCCTCAAAAGGATGGGCATACTGAGCAATGTCAGCATTACTCCAGCCCTTAGCTTTTAATTGTTTTTTAACTTCTTCACTAATATCAAATAAACCATTTTGAACAGACTTAATTTGATCAGGCGTTGAATTAGGATTAAGCTTTTCAGCTTCAAGCAATCTTGGATCAGAGCCATAAGGAGCAAGAACAGAATACATACTATTCATCTGTTCGTTTCCAAGCGTTACATTTGCCCTTTTAGCTTCTGATTGAGCTCTATCTGAATCAGCTTTTGCCTTAGCAACATCAGCCTCATAAGTTTCTCTTGCTCTTTGTGTTGCTAACTGACTTGCTCTAGTATTTTGTTGCGTTGCATTAATATTAGTAATGTCTGCCAAAGAAGCTAATGTGTTTGCGTTTACAGGCGCACCCATTTGTGCGCTTTGTGGCGCATTAAAAGCTTGTGATGTAACGCTACCGCTAGGAGAGAATTGGAATGCCATTTATTTATTCCTTAAGCTACTCTTACAAGTTGTTGTGGCCTAGGATTGTATGCATCGCCAGCACCCTGGAATCCTTGACCAACAGTTCCATATAAAGCCGCAGTATTGCCAGCGGCGGCATTACCAGCATTAATATTGTTTCCTGCCAACAGATTGCCTTGACCAGTATATAAACTAGCCAAACTTTGACCTTGACCAATATTCATATTAGCTAAATTTTGACCTTGATTAGCCAACAAATTAGACTGTGCAGAACCATAACCGCTTTGTAAATTAGCTAAAGCCGTTGTAGGAGCCGCCGCCATTTGTGAAACACCAGTTAAATTACCAAAAATGTTATTACGCTGAGTTTGAAAATTATTAAAAGCGTTTTGATAAGCATTTGCCGCAAAATTTTGCGTAAAAGTGTTTAAACCTTGCAAAGCATTACCGCTTAATTGACCGCCAGCTGTGTTTGCCAAAGCCGCCGCATTTCTTTGACCCTGATCTAGCTGAAAAGCATAGTTAGGAGCCATTTGTGCATTTAAATCTTGGTTATTAAACTGCCTAGTTCCATAACCTGAAGTAATAAGATTTGAAAGAGCACCATTGGAAACATTGGCTAAATCACCATAGGACTGCAAAGTTCCTGTTGCAACAGGATAAATGTCTCTTAACGCATTTCCAGCCGCAGTATATTGATTATTTAAGTTTGTTTGTGCGTTGTTATAACCAGTATTTATCTGATTTCTAGCTTCAGGATAATATTGATTAATAATTCCGTTGGCGTTGGAATAGCCTTGCTGTTGCTGTCTATTCGCTTGGTCTAAGCCAAACGCTGTAGTTCCAGCATTTAATACGCTTCCAACTGCGGATGCTATTGCGCCCATTTTTTCTCCTAATGCCTAATTATCGGCTCTTGCAACAATTTAGTAAATACTTTATCTATTGGCTTACAGCCTAAATATTTAAAAAGGCTGGAATTATCAAACTCAAACTTTGTGCAATACAGCACTAAATCAACTCCAATAGCTTTTAAATGCTCTTGAGCAAACTTAAACATTTTAATTCCGTTATGCCCTTTTCTGTATTCTTGTTTTAAAAAATATATGTCCTCATGAGCAGTCAAACAATTTTTAGAATGCATATGAGGAGCAACAAAAAATACAATATAACCAACTAATTCATCACCATCTTTGGCCGTTACAAACACAAGTTTTCCAGCCTTGTAAATGCTTTCGTAAGCATCAAAATCTAAATCTAAAGGAAAATCCTTTAAAACCTCAATTTCATCATAATGAGCAACAGAAAGCGCCTTAAATTTAGGCAAATTTTCCATCCAATCGTCTATTTTGTATGTAATCATGGATTGTAGTAAGGCACTTTATAAGGTTTACCATCTACAGTCACATTCATAAATCCTGCTGGATTTGCTGGCAAAGTAGCCGATCCTGTTGTGGCAGTAGTCGATGAAGTGTTATTTAATAAATTTAGAAAAAACTGAGTCCAAGCAATCGTTGGCCTATTAATTGGTGCTGGCTCTAAAAAATCCGTTTGTGGCAAAGGATTAACTGTATTTCCAGCAAATATTTGGTTAGCCATTAGTTCTCTCCGACAGAAGCTTTAAGATTAGCAGAAACAATAACCGCTTTAACAGGGTCTGTTACCACAACTTCAAATATTTTATCTCTTGACCAGCCTAAACGCCGCCAAATTGAACGATGTTTGTATTTTCCCTGTTGTCCAATATCTTGCCAATATTCTTTAGACCATGTTGAGCCGCCGTCATTAGACCAGCGAAGCATGGCTTTTGGATTGTATAGCGTGTCATTAGCTTGTATTTGACCTGGATAACCTAATACATAAATTTCCTGAACATCCAATTTCAAAGGATCATTTAATTCGATTGTATAAGGACTTCCAAGGTAAATATTTCTGTCTCTTGAAAATCCACCATTGCCAACGCCAGGCTGAAACTGTATTTGCAATTCGTCAAAATATTGTCTTTGTAAGTCAGAAACAATATGTGGAGCTCTACGCAGTCTGCGAATTTCCTGACCATTATCAGTATAGAAACTTTGATCTAACTGATAAAGATTGCCATTTTCCCAATCTCCAACAACAACAATTCCTTGGAATACGGCGGCGCAATTACTGCGATGGCGATGATAAACATTATTATCATCTACCCATAACCACTTATGCCATAAACCAGTAGTTAAATCGTAAGCCCAAGTTATATCTATTGTTGGAAAACTGACAACATATACTTCATGGCCTTCAAGCTGATATGTATATGCAACAGCATCTGCCGTATATTGATCTAACAAGCTATTTTCAACAGCATGAGTAGAAATACGCTGTGGAGTGTAACCATTCATTAAAACCACTTGATTGACACCACGAATATTCTGTGAAACATAAGCAAAAGCATTCCCAAGCCTTGCCACAGAATAAGGAGCAACAATACCTTGCTGTGTTGAGCTACCTGGAATGCGTTGGTAAGCTAATGGAAATGTGCCTTGGTCAGTCCATACTTCTGATGATTTTTCGCCCAATAAATAAAGCTGACCATTGTTAGCGACCAAAGAAACCAAGTTATCAGGAGAAGTAAATTTACTTCCAAAGCTTAATGGCTGTGTAATTGGGCTAAGAATGTCAGAAACGGCAAATTGTTGGCTATTTGGTCTGCTATAAATGAAATAATTGTCATTTACATCAACAACTTGACCGCCTTCAAAAGCACCATCTGTTGATGGCAATATAGCAAATTGATGGGCATACATTGTTTCTGAACTAACAGTTAAAGAGCCGCCGCTTAATATATAAGTTCCTGCTCCACCTGTTCCTGTCCCTAAAGCTGTAATAATGGTGTTTACAGGAATTCCTGAGCCAGTAATAGTTGTTCCAATTGATAAAGAGCCTGATGTAACAGAAGAAACTGTTAATGTAACAACAACTGGAGAACCAGCAGATGCTATTGATCCTGTAAAAACACAGCAAGCTGGATCGGTATTAAATGTTTCCGATGCTATATATTGTGTATTATTTACAGTCCAACTAAAACCTGATCCAGCAGTAATAGTTGTTCCAGGCAATACACCAACTCCAAAAACTTGAGAACCAATACTTACAGTTCCATTAGTAAGGTTTGTAATATTTAAAGTATTGCCACCAATTGATCCTGTAAAAGTTGTTGTATTAGGAGTATCAATTAGCCATGAATAACGATTGTTTCCATCAACAATATAAACATAAATACCATTATCCGTAATGCTTACAGGGCCAGTAGTGGTTAAAAGCTGACCAATAATTGCAGATGCACCATTGTAAGAAACGGCATAAACATACTCTCCACAAACTGCAATTAATTGAGAGCCTCCTGAAGATATTGTTCTTAAACCACGAACAGGAGCATCAGGCTGTAAATTAGTTAGAAACTTTAAGCCTGGAGTAGGATAAAGAGCAACAACACCTCTTTCGCCCTGCGCTTTTGTAGGGTCTATTTCAGGTCGCCAATTAATACATTCTTGGTCATCCTGATAGATGGAAGGGGCTGTGTAGGATGCTCCTACAAATCCAAAGTCTGCCATTAGCCAGTAAATCCGCCGTTAAGAATCCAGCCAGCGTCACGAGCTTTGCCTGAAAGCATGGCATCAGGAAAGCTTGCAACAGTAACAGGCTTCATATTAGTCCGTTTTAGCGTTGCTTTTGATTGTGCCGCATAAGCATTAATCATAGTAATTTGTGTTGCAGAAGCTTTTCCATACATAGGCATTAAGCGTTCAGCCAAATTCCATCTTAAAGCCATAGAGTAGCCTTGTGGGAAGCTTAAATTCTCATATAGATTGTCATAAGTGCTAAAAATAGTCTCAGCAAACAAATGCATTTCGCCTTGAGAAGGATTAGGCCACAAAGTTACATTTCCTGACTCTGATCCTGGATTGAAATAAAGAGCTTTAGGCCAAGGGCCATTTAGCGTTTTTAGTCCAATTTGATTGTAGTTATCAAGCGAAAGAATTCCTACTTGATAGTCTAATCCGCCGTTCAAAACAGGCTGTCCGTTGCTAGTAGTATTAACCCTAACGAAAGCAGAATTAATATTTAATGGCTTTTGATAGTAGAGAGTGATTGAAATATCGGTCACAGTTGCCGTCATAGCTACGCTGGCAACGCTTTGGCTTGCGCTTACTTGGTATGTGCCAACTCCACCACTTGCGTTCAATACAGCCGTTATAGTCGTTCCTGATGTAACGCCAGTTCCGCTAATAATTGCGCCAGTTCCTAGGTATCCAGCAGAGATTGCGCTAACAGTTAGCGTAGTGCCTGAAATAGAGCCTGTAAAGGCTGGTGTGGGCGTTGTCGCATCATTATTTAGCCTATATGTTCCAGCTTCATTTACATTACCGCCTGCTCCAGTTAAAAACTCAACAATTTTTGTATTTACACCGCTTATGCCAACGCCACTTAGGGTTTGCCCTTGGGCTACTGCGCCACTTGTAACACCAGTTACAGTTAAAACTTTTCCTGAAATAGTGCCTGTAATTGCCGCACCAATGTAATTTGCTGTGCTAGGGTCAGGGCCAATCGTATATTGAGTTTGACCTGGAATTACAGGGAATACAATTTCGGTCACATTGTAGACCATCATGCCTTCATTTGACCATTGGTCAATAAGGTCATTTAACATATCTAAAGCATCTTGAGCCGCTTCAGGAGTTGGAGTTTCACCAGCTTCTAATGCGCCAATGTCTTTTAAAGCTCTGCTAATAATGTCAATTGGCTGAGTCATAATATTCCGTTAAATTTTGACTGTAAAAGTAGGAAGAACCCAAGGCTTCTTTAATGAAACTGGCTCTTTTGCCATCAATTGCTTTTCTAAATTATCCTCAATAATACATTTTTCATCAATTATTGATTCATTTTTTATCCAAGCAATTACATCTTTTTCTGTTGTTAGTTTTTGCAAAAAATGAGTTTTATCTTTAAAAGTCCAAAAACCTTCAGTTGTAACTGAATTTTCATTGTCAGAAGCTGTAACGCTGTATTTAACTTGCGTTATTTCATCAGCTTCTTCAATAATTTCTAAGACTTTCCAAGAAAAAATCATGCTGTGTAAGTCCCTGAAGTGGTAAATTTCATAACTGTATTAGCACCATAAGTTGTTACAGTTGGAGAACCAGTAGTTGTGCCTGAATAATTTACTGTAGGAACAGAAACAATAATTATTCCTGATCCACCATTTCCACCATTTTTGTCTACACCATTCCATCCTGCTCCACCACCACCACCGCCAGTATTAACAGTTCCATTTGAGCCATTATTGTCTCCACTTCCATTTCCGCCGCCGCCAGTTCCGCCAGTTCCGCCACTATTTCCTCCTGAAAATAATGAAGAACCACCACCACCGCCACCAGCATAATAAATAGTAGAGCCAGTTAATCCATTAGTTAATCCAATACCGCCATTTCCTGCGCCAGTATTAGTTCCATTTCCACCAGCCGCACCAGCACCGCCTCCGCCACCAGCACCTTGTGCGCCGCTACCTGAACCGCCGTTGTTTCCCTGACCGCTAGTTCCAACTCCTGAGTTTCCTCCTCCTGAACCACCTGATCCGCCAGTATTACCTCCATAGCCACCACCAATTGCATCAGCTATTCCAGTAATAGAAGAGTTTGCGCCTGAAGAACCGCTACCACCTCCTGAACCAATAACAAAGTAATAAGTGTTTCCTGGCGTAAATGAAACAGAACTTGCAATAAAACCGCCAGCACCTCCACCGCCACCAATCACATTTCCTGGTGAAGGCGATCCGCCACCACCACCAGCAACAACTAAATAATTTGCTGTATATAAACCTTCAGGAACTGTGGTAAATTTTTCCCAAGAACCAGCAACATATCCTTCAAAAAAACCGCCTGCATCTGTGCAGTAACGAATTTCTCCATTAGTAGGCGATGTTGGTCTTTGTGCTCCAGTTCCAACAGGAAGTCCTAAAGCAGTTGTTCCTGTAAATAATGGAAGCCCTGTAACAGTTAAATTTGGAACAGTTAAAGTCCCTGTGTTGTCTATATATAAAAGCGTTCCATTAGCCGCTGGAAGAGTCATGGTGTAATCAGATGCAGTATCTGCATTTGATAATGTGACAGTTCCGCCTGAATTACCTAAAAATATTAATTGCGACATGATTCTTCCTATGTATATTAGGCTAATTCAATCCAAGATTGTGTTGCTTCATTCCATTGATAATATTTGCCATCATTAGGATAAGGAATAGGAGCTTCCCATAGCCAACTTGAAGTATTTAATATCCAACTTGCATAAGGTTTTGGAGCATAAAAAACATCATTTGTAACATCGTATGTATCGCCAATTGATGCGTAATTTGCCCTTAATGGTATTCCACCATCAGGTTGACCATCCTGACCATAGTGAACATTTCCACGAGTGTTATAGGATGTTTGAATCCATTGACCTGGGCTTGAATCTACGAATGTATTAAAAAACTCAGGATCAGCAACAATAACTTGCGTGACCTTTCCATCTAATACTTTTGCAAAATGCGACATGAATTGCTCCTTTTAAGCTGTGTAAGTTCCACTAGAAGTGAATGAATGAACATAGTAAGTAGTTCCACCTGATTGATAAGAAGTTACTGTTCCGCCAGTTCCTTTTTGTGATGCGCTTGCATAAGAAATAATTACTATACCTGATCCACCACCAGCACCGCTGGAGCCGCCGCCACCACCGCCTCCTGTATTAACAGTTCCAGCAGTTCCGTTAGCTTGACCACCTCCTGCTCCACCACCACCAGTTCCTCCTGAACTTCCTGTTGCTCCAGCAGTTCCTGAACCGCCTCCACCTCCGCCAGCATAGTAGACGCTTGCGCCTGTAATTGTGGAAGCAATTCCTACTCCACCATTACCGCAAACACGATAACCGCTTGCATCACTTCCAACTGCGCCAGCGCCACCGCCGCCGCCTGAAATATTTGGATTTGCGCCACTCTGACCATAGCCACCACGATTGCCTTGGCCTGAAGTTCCTGTTCCTGGAGTTCCTGAATCTTGTGCTCCAGCACCACTTCCACCATTTCCGCTGTTACCATTACCGCCACCGATTGCAGTTGCTATGCCGCTAATAACCGAATTAGACCCTGCCGAACCAGCACCGCCACCAGCACCAACAGTAACTGTGTAGGCGGTTGTTGGCGTCACAGTTGCAGTTGCAGTAAGCAAACCTCCTGCGCCTCCGCCACCGCCTGAACCGCCACCGCCGCCAGCAACTACTAAATAAGTGATCGTGTAACTTTGAGAAGTCAGCCCTGTCCAACCAGTTCCACTATAAACTTCATATTGATTTAGTGTTGTGTTATAACGCATCGCACCATTAGCAGGGCTTGATGGTCTTTGTGCAGTTGTGCCACTAGGAGGATTAATTGCTCCAGTAGCACCGCTTAAGTTTAAAATTCCTAAACTTGGATTCCAAGAAAGCTCTGTGGAACTTGTATTAATTCCAGTAATTGTTCCGCTAGTTGCGCTAGTAAATGTTAAATAACGAGTTGCATTTGTGCTTGTATCGTCAGTTACAGTTAAACCAGCAGAAATAGTAGACCAAGCAAATGCGCTTCCATTCCATCCTAAATAGGAGCTAGTTACAGTTGGAGCAGTAATAAAGCTAGTTGCCCCTGCGCCTGTTTGATAAGCTATTTGATTTGCTGTTCCGCTTGCTAAATTGGTTGCTGTAGTTGCGCTTGTAGCAGAAGTTGCTGTTGCCGCATTGCCACCAATAGAAAGACTTGATGCAGTTCCAGTTAGGCCAGTTCCAGGGCCACTAAATTGAGAAGTGGCTGTAATTGTTGTTCCACGCACTGTGCTGGCAGTTGTGCCACCAATTGCAGGAGGACTAGAAAGGTCTAAAGAGCCGCCTAAAGTTAAACTTCCGCTAGAAGTAACTGTTCCAGTAAGGGTAATTCCTGATACTGTTCCAGTTCCGCTAACTGATGTAACACCAGTTGCAGGAGCATTTGCCCATGTTGGAACTCCTGCCGCTAAAGTCAAAATTTGACCATTAGTGCCAATACCTAAGAATGTAGTTGCTCCAGCCGCAGATTGATAAGGCAAAGAACCAGCCGAACCGCCAGCTAAATTAGTGGCTGTTGTAGCTGATGTTGCACTTGTAGCTGTTGCGGCATTACCGCCAATAGACAATCCAGTAGCAGTTCCAGTTAATCCTGTGCCTGGGCCTGTAAATTGCGTTCCAGCAGTAATAGTCGTGCCAGTTACTGCGGCGGCAGTTGTTCCACCAATAGGTGTGCCATTAATTGTTCCGCCAGTAATCGCTACGCTGTTAGCATTTTGTGTAGACATAGTGCCAAGACCTGACACTTGCGTATTGGAAATAGCAATTGTTGTGTCGGTTGCACTAGTAATTTGACCTTGAGCATTTACCGCAACAACAGGAACAGAGCTTGCAGAGCCATAAGTTGCCGCAGTAACGCCAGTATTGGTAATGCTAAAAGTGTATGCGGCTAAGGTTAATCCTGTTCCAGCAAAATAAGTGCCAGCAACGCTAAAATTTGACCAATTAATATCGGTTACGCCTAAAGTTCCGCCACCTTGGGCAGAGCAATACCATGCAGAGCCTTTTTGTGAGCCATATTCTACAAATCCAATCGCAGAAATATATTCATTCCAAGAGTCGCCATCGCTTGCATAAGACCAAGATCCACTAGAAGCCACATAAATGCCGTTTTGAGCCGCATTTGCTTGGTTTTTGACCAATACTCTATCACCAGCAACAGTTTGGTATGTGTCGATGATAGGAAAACCTGAAAGCGTAATTGGTGCAGTTGTAGCCACTTGGAATGGTTGTTTCCAACTTAATCCTGAAGCCACAGAATCTACATATAGCTTATTAGCAATATCTGTGGAGCCTACTGGAGTAGCCGCTACTTGACCGCTTGTAAATGATCCAGTTGATGGAGTAATTGAGCCAATTGGACTGCTGTCAATTGTGCTGTTTGTAATGTGTAAACCAGATTGATCAGGATCAATAGTTGCTACAAATGGCTGTCCCTGACCAATAAAAGTCTGAAATTGACCATCAACACTAAAATAAGCCTGAACAGGCAGTAAATTCTGAACTGTAGAATTAGCTGGATTAGCCATACTTTTCCTTAACTATATTGAATTCTAATGGCTGGAATACTTACGCCTACAGAACCAGGCAAAGCATAAGTTTGCAATTCAACTTTACTATCGTTTGAGTAAATTTTATATCTTGTTTGTTCACCAGCTTGTCTATAAATAGCTTGGGCATAAATGACTTGAGTTAGCTGATTGTTTGCAAGTTGATAAGATTTACCTGAATTTGCGTTTACAACCCATCCTGAACCAGTATTTTTTTCAGCATAAATATAAACAAATTGAGAAGCCGCAGATGAAATAGCGTTTACAACCAAAGAAAGGCTGTAGCTTCCTGCATTTGTAAATGTGTATATTCCAGTAGAAGAACTGTAAGTAATACCGCTTGATCCTGACAATGTGGAAGCTGGAGCCAATAAAGATGGCGTTCCTGTCAAAGCTATAGAAGCAGATAAGTCATAAGTTTCTATATGAGGCTGATTTGTAACATTGCCAAATGTAACAGGAGGAGAAAAATATTCACCGCCTGGGCCTATTAAACTAATGCAGTTTCCATTTGAATCAAATAGCCCCTGAACAGGAACTATGTTTGTTGATACTGTTGAAGCTACTTGATTAGATGTTGTCATTAGTTAATTCCTTCGCCTGGAGTTATTTCTACAGAAGCCGCAGAAGCAATAAACCATGCATTTGGTGGAATTCCAGCAAAAACGCCTACTCCGTTAGCAGGAATAGCCAAAGTATTAGCAGATGGTGCGCCAGCAGATGGTGCTGTTACTACAGGAGTAACGCTTGCATCATTTGGTTCTTGTGGTTGCCAGCTTACTCGCACAAGGCTAGAAGTTAAATTGACGATGCGATAGCCAGTTGGATATACATTATTGGCGGATTTAACCTGAACTGCGGAAACGCCAACTAAATATGTAGGGCCAAATGGCGAAAAGGCTGAGTTATACATTCTTTTTTCCTTATTAAAAAGGTCATTTCATTATAGGTTAAATAAGAAAAAAAGCCACACTTTTTGGGCGTGGCCTTTTCCTTTTACATCAATTGTTTCTTAGTTAGAAACGCTAAAGTCGTAACCATAAACATAAACATCAAATGTTGCGCCAGCGACAGCTGTTGTCAATGGAGCAGTAACATTTAAGTATAGGTTTTGAACAGTAGTTGCAGTTGTTTGTGCTGAAGGAGCAACTAAAGACACACCTTGAGCAGAGCTCAAGTTAGCGGCAGTAATTGCGCCATACAAGCTAGAACCACCTGAAGTTGTCGCTACGCCCAAAGCTAGGCCAGTTGGCGTTACAGCCGCACCAGCGTTGTTTAGGTTAGTTACGATCAAAGACTGTGGCAAAAATACTGAACTGTTGTTCACTTGCATTGCATAAGAAGCAATAGCGTTAGCGTTTACATTTTTCAAAGTAGCGATCAAGCGTAGTGTTTGGCTTGTCGTTACATTTGATGGATGCGAACTAGATGTGACTGCTGGTCCTGGATTAGACATAATATTTTCCTTTATAAATTAAAAGGGAAGGGCTTTTGCCCCTCCGTTATTAGGCGGCAACTCGGCAAGCAAGTTCTTGGTAGAGTGGAGCCCATCCATAAAGCACATCAACACGAGTCGGAATAGAGTCGTTATTGATAGTGTATTGACGAACCACACGCATAGAAAGACCAATTTCCTTGTCGCTTGCACGACCAGCAAAATGAACGCCTTCAGGCAACTCAAGGTCAGCCATAGCCAAAGTGTATGCATTGCGATGCATAACGATGTTCTGTGGAGAAACAATGCCGTTTCCGCTTGCGTTGTATTGGCTTGCAAAGAATGTTACAGCGGCAGTTGAGCTTGTTGAAGGAATGCTCACATTCTGGAACTGACCAGCAGAAATAATAGCTGGAGATACAGTTACAGAAACGCTAGAACCTGAGGCAACAGAAACAGCGGACTTAACAACGAAAGAACGCAGTTTGTTTGTGCCGTAGGGTTGGCGATTTTGTGGGTTAGTTGCATATACACCAGCAATGGTAAATGTGTCACCAGCGTTCAAATTGATTGTGCCAGTATTAGCGGCAGTCAAAGTGATAGTAGAGCTAGAAGCCCAGCCTGATGTCAAGAAACCAGTTGCAGTTGTAGTATTTACAGATGCAGTAACTGTGTTGGTGGTGAAGTTACCAAAAGTCTGTGACACGATGTTTTGGTCAAGCTTCCAGTTCATACCGCCTGAATCACGACCCATCAAGCCTTTTGTATATTGCTCGCTGATGGAAGTCTGTGGGTTAAATAAGCCTTTCAAGCTGTCAACAATAGTTGCAGATGTAAATGGCTCAACGATACAGCTACGCTTACCATCACGAGGAGCACCTTCAGAATCAAGGTAAGCCTGTGCGTTCAAGTAAGTAATCAAAGATGTTGGAGGAGTTCCTGCTGTTCCAACGATGTTAGCTGTGTTCAAAGCGGCTGTAGTTGTGCCATCAAAGTCGATTTTGTTGGCAATAGCGGCTACTGCTGGCTTTAGGATACGATCAGAGAACATATCCAAAGACAAAGCTAAGTCTTGAGTAGTAAATTGTGTGTCCACATGGAACTGCGTGGAAAGAGTTACAGGAACTGAAGTTTCGTTCAAGTCCTCAACATTCAACGCAGGGCCAGTAGTTCCGATGAAACGACCAGGACGACGGACATTGACTGTTGCGCCGATTTTTGCGCCAACAACAGCAAATTGGTCATCATAGTTACGATCTACTTCAGATGAAAATGTAAGTTCGTTTTCCAAAACCATCAACGCTTCGTTGGTGATCTTGGAGATGGTTAATAAGGTATTACTCATTTTAAAATTCTCCAAAAAAATTAGGTTTATCAGCGTATCCGATTAGCTTTTCGTGCGGCTTTCCATTGGGCATATGAGCCGTAGAATTCACCATTGGTGTCTACAAGCACATCTACTCCAGCGGACTTACCACCCTTTAATGGGCTAATAGGTGCTGGTGCTTTACTTTGAGTAACAGTTCTCGCTTCAGTCTTTGGCTTATCTTCTTGTTTAGCCTCATACTTCGCTTCCAAACGACCAATTTCTTTAAGAGCTTTAATAGCTGGCATTTTTGCGATAGATTCAGCGTATTCATCATCGGAAGCTAGGTGGTAAAGGATTTGTGCGCCAACTTCTGATTCGATAATTGCATCACGAATAGCGTCAGAAACTACGACTGTGCTACTTGCAACAATATCATCAAAATCAGGCATTGAGGCCTTAGCCTTTTCTACCTTTTTATTCCAAGATTCCATCACTTTATTGCGTTCTTCATCAGCTTTACGCTGTGCTTCAGCAATATCTCTATCTCTTAATGCCTTTTCAGCCGACCATTCCGCTAATGCTTCTGCAAATTCAAAAGCATCATTGAATTGATCTGCTCTAGGTTTATCATCAACATTAGCTGTTTGAGCTATTGGTTGAGGATTCGCCCTTGCTTCTAATTCTCTTAAACGAGCTTCTAATTCCGCCGCTTTAGCCTCAGCTTCCTGGGCTCTTTTGGTGACCTTAGAAAAACGCTTTTCTAACTTGTCTTTTGGCTTTTCTGTTTCCTCAGCGTCATCCTCTGCTTTCGGTTCACTCGAAGATTCCTCAGTTGCTGGCTCTGCCTCAACAGCCTCCACTTCAGGAGCCTCTGTTGGTTCAGCCACAGTTTCCTCAGCTAAATCCGCTAAACCTAATCTTTCTGCATAAAATTCTGCCGCATTACCACTAGTTACTACATTTGATGCTTCTTTTACTTCGGCCATGATTTCTCAAGCTCCTAGTTATACTTCCGATTAAAATACTAAAAAATTTATTTGTCAATTATCTTCTTTTAGAAGTGACGCAATTTCTTCTTGATGCTTTTTGAGTTCTTCAGCACTCATTCCTTCATAAATACTTTTAGGCGTTTCAGGCTCATATTTCTTGCCAGCCCTTCTTGCCATTTCCCTTAAAATCCATTCTTCACGATTTGCTCCGATTACTGTTGCCATTATTTTCTCCGATTAATGGTTATTCTTTGCGAATGCCTTTGCCGCCAGCTTGCGCCCAAACACGATTGCCTTTGTAGTCATACTCCGCTTCTTGCCAGCCTTTTTTATGTTTGGCTTTTTTACCAGTTTTAATGTATTCCTGGTCTTCATGCATAACACTAAAAGGAAACTTATCTTCAGACTCTTCTTTTTCGGCCTCTTGCTCTTTTGGTTTGTCCAATTTTAGCTTTTTAGCCATAAATTCTTCACGATTTTCGGAAGTAACAATATTGCGTGTGCCACGCTTTTCTCGTTCTTTACGCATCATTTCCTGAATTTTGCTTACAGTATTAGCGTCTTTTTCAGTTAGCTTTTTCTTATCTACAGCCTCGTTTACTTCAGGGTCATATTTGTCTTTATTGAGCAAATAACGATATTTAGCTTCAGGTTTTCTCATTTAAATGCCCCTTTCGATGGCTTCGTCTAGTGCGGCTCTTTCTGATTTTAAATCCAGTTGAGCCAATATTAAGGCCAATGTGCCCTTCATTTCTTCAATTTCTCGGCGTGATTCGTCTTTAATTAGCTCAATTTCACGCTTAGTTTCGTTTTCAAGAACAGTCTTATTGGCCTCGGCATCAATACGCATCATTTCACGATTAGTTTCGGACTCTTGAACTTGTTGCTGAACAGTTGCACGATACTTCTTATCCATAAGTTCAGCTTGTAACTGTTGCTGTAACTGTTGAATAGTTTGCTGGCTTTGAGCAATAAGCATTTGAGCCTGCGCTGGAATATCAGACTTGTCGTCAACTTGCGCCAATGGATTAGCCGCCGCCAAACGATCAGCGATAATGTCTGCGCCTGGAAAGTCCATATTTCTAAAGATTAAATCGCCAGCTTGTTGCATTAATCCAGGATCAACGCCAAGCATAGAAATCATGGAATCTACTGCTTCTTGGCGTTTGCTGTTGTAGCCTGGGCCTGTTTCCATAACCACATCGTATTCGCCAACAGTCACATCGTTCAGAATGGTTTCAACGCCCATTTCATCAATAGACTTTTGATTCACATTAATGATTTCGCCTTTTCCGTCATCGCCAATAATGCGTAAGCATCTTTCTCTGTCGTAAACATGGGGAATCAAATCAAGAATAATGCGCCCAGTTTGACGGATAGAACGAGTCAAATTATCAAAATAATGATAATTGGTCATGTCCACTTGTTGTTGCTGTGCATTAATTGCTTTGCCTGACTGATTGCCTTGCGGAAGCTGGCTAGGGTCATAAATGCCCACAACAGCCATTAAATCGGCGTTTAGCCCTTCTAATGCTGTAACCATGCCAGTTGGCGGAGGCTCAGGCTGTAAACGCTGTGGAGGCGGTGCATCACGCCCTTCGCTATCTGTTTGCTTATAGCGCAATACAGGCATAGATTTGATATTAGCCTGCGCCCATTCATCTTCATGGCCTTCATCCTGACCCTCTGCCAATAGCCATTTAGCTTTAGGAGCAAGAGCTACAGACTCGGTTAGAGCAGTAGACCAGAAGTTATACATACGCTGTGGGTCTTTAGCCATGCGAGTAAGACCAAACTTCTTCTTCTTGCTATCAACCACCAATTGCTGACCATATACAGGCACAACAGGAATGTATTTACCAGCCCAATCACGCTTTTCTAGGATTTGCATACCAGTTAACTTGCACCATTTAATCTGCTTTTTAACAGTAACTCGGCGGCTAACTTCATAAATACCAGCCTCTAACATGGCATCTTGGCTAGGCATTTCATCTTCATAAACTGTCGTGCCATCGCTTAAAAGCACCAGTTTTGTATGTGTGTATTCAGTATAAAAATACTCGGCTATGCGAATATCTTCTTTGGTGATCCATTCTGATTGACTATCGCCTGTCCCTCTAGGTGTAAACCCTGCATCTGTTTCCGCATCAGGATACATCTTGCGGAAGGCTTCTTTGCTTACGACCTCAGTAATTAGACACTTTTCTGCATCAGAACCATCAGGCTCATTACTATTAGGATCAAAATAAACCATAAATGGATTTTCAATCCGCTTGATATAAATTTCCTGGTCGAATGAGTCAGGTCGAACATAATCAGTAGTAATACGCCAAAAGCCCCAACCCATGCGAACAGCAAAATCAAAAGCAGTGTCATAAGCGGCATCAGCATCGGATTGTTCCTCTACATGGCGACAAATACCAGTAATGATTTGCGCCATTTTTTCATCAGATTCAGTATTTACACCATGACACTTGATTCTTGGTCTTTGTTGGCGTTGACTATTGGCAATTTGACGGCAATAAGCGTCAATTTTATTAATGGTCAAATATGGTCTAGATTCAAGTAAGCGGCTGTTTTGTATCTCTACAGGCCATTGATCGCCGCCAGCAAACTTTAAATCTTCTAGAGCTTCAACACGATTATTTGAGTCATTATCTGAGCAAAAGCGCAAGAATTGCTTGGCTTCTTCGATGATGCCAGCATCGCCATCATCTTCGTAATCTGAATCGTAGATACCCATATAGAGTCCTTATAACATATTTATTGATAGTTTAAGACATCCAACTAGAAACTTGGTAATTTATTTTCTTAACTTTCCGCTTTTTAGGCTCATTCAACATTAAGCCGATATATCTAAAAGCATCTGCTCCATGCGAATAATGGTCATGCAAAGGTTTCTGACTAAAGTTACCAGTATTAGGATCAACATCATACCGATAATGTCGCAGACATTGTAGCCCTTGATGGCAGTTTTCTCTATCAAAATAACATTTGCTGAAAATAGTTCGTGCCGCATTGATTGAATCCATAACTGGAACTCGGTCTAATATTCTTGTGTTGTATCCAGCCGACCTAACAATATCTTCAATGCTTCGACCCTGGGCCGCCAAAGTTTTATTTTGCGCATCGTGTGGAAGCCATAGCGTGTCAATCATATAGCCGTAGGTCTGAATCTTGGCTAGGATTTGGCTCATAGTGGTTTGACTGGTTTCCTCGTATCGTATGAGCCTGGTCTCCATTCCCACCCATTGCAATACCCACCATGCCGTTTGATCCGACCAACCAAGGTCAAAAATAATATGCACAGGCTTTGTAGCTTCGTAAGGCACTCTAGTAATCCTGCCCTCAAATTCAGCTTGTTGCATTTCTTTGGCAAAAATAGCCCCATCTACAGTCTGACGGCACATTCCTTCCCAAACTGTGTTGTAGGCGTCACGATCTCGCACAAATAGCGAGTCTTTTTCAAGCCGTAGCGTTTCAGGAAACCAAGGATTATCTGACCAGTTAATCTTTTGTATTACTGCGTTATCAGGCGGACTTACTACAAATCGCTGGTAAGTTTCATCGGTTTCTAGCTCAGGATTAAAGGATACCCATATTTCGGACAGTTCTTTACGAATAGTAGGTATCAGGGTCGACCAAGAAAGCTTAGAAACTGTATTAGCCTCTTCTACCCAGCAAATATCCACGCCCTCATAGGACTTAACATTGGCAACATTGTTTTTTAAGCCCACAAAGTTAAATTCAGAGCCGTTTTTGCCTCGGATGGTGTTTTGGGTAATTTCATAAAAGCCAGTCATATTCATGGCTACGATTTGGTCGCTTAATAGCTTATGCACCGAATCTTTGATAGAAGTCTGAAACTCTCGAGCACACAAGATACGCAAAGGCTTACGAGCCGCCTTAATAAGCAAAGCACGAGCAATGCCCCAAGACTTAGCCCCACCACGACCACCAAAAAGCACACGATAACGAGAGTATTCAGGCTCGAATAATACGGATAGCTTTTCAGGAAATTCAGCATTAGCTATGCCTTGAACTAGCTCAATCTGATCTGTCATTTGGCTTTACAAATGTCACATTAATGCCAGTAAGCTCTGTGCCGTCTGCGCCAGTTAGCTCCTGCTTAACAGTTTCAGACCAACGCATCTGCGCTTTAGTCCACCAAATTAAAGCCGTTGTATCTCCGCCTTGAGCCTTGTTGAATAGCGACTTAGCTATTTGAGCAGAAGCTTTAGCCTTTCCAACAGCCAATTCTTCCTTGTAATGCTTTCTAAGGGTCTTGTCGCTAATACCAATCAAAGAGGCTATTTGCTCATGCGGTAAGCCTAATCCTGACGCAGTTTCTACTTGCGCCTTACTTGCATCGGTAGGTATATGCTCGTTATTTAAGTTAGCCATTTTTATTAAGGGTAAACCTTTATTCTGTAGTATGCAATAACTCTTGTGAATTCAACAACTTAGCCGTTTTCCCTGTGAATTCTTCCCAACGCTTCACAATCACATCACAATACTTAGGGTCTAGCTCCATAAGGCGAGCCTTTCTGCCTGTCTTTTCACACGCTATTAGTGTTGATCCTGAGCCACCGAATAAGTCTAATACGATGTCCATTCCTTTGGTGTTATTAAGGATTTGATACTCCATAAGCTCTACTGGCTTCATGGTCGGATGAATATCGTTTCTTTTTGGTCTTTTGCACTCAATAATGGTCGTTTGCTTTCTATCCGCCGCCCATAGATGTGCCGCACCTTCTTTCCAGCCATATAAACAAGGCTCATGCTTCCAATGGTAGTCTTGTCGCCCCATAACCATTGTGTCTTTAGCCCAAATAAGGCATTGACGGACTTTCCAGCCAGCATCATGACACGCCCCTCTAAAGTTATATCCTTCGGAATCGGCATGCCAAATATAGAAAACTGCTCCAGGCTTCATTACGGCATCTGCCGCAACAAACGCATCTCTTAAAAATTGCCTAAATTGCTCATCGCCCATCGAGTCATTTTTGATGGTAAGAGCATCCTTAGTTTTGCCTTCATATGCCACATTGTAAGGAGGATCGGTTACCAATATATCCACCAAGCCGTCTGTGAGGGCTTCTACGGCCTCAATATTGCAACTATCGCCACACATTAGCCTATGACCCCCAAGTTCGTATATATCGCCTGGTTTGGTCTTTGGTTCGTCAGGAACTTCAGGAACGGCATCTTCGTCTGTTAGCCCTTCAGATACTTCAGGCTCCAGCAGGGCATTTAACTCTTTAGGGTCAAAACCAATCAAATCTAAGTCAAAGCCCTCGTTTTGCAGTTCTGTTAGCTCAATCGTCAATAATCCTGTGTCCCAGCCTGAATTCATAGCCAATTGATTGTCGGCAATAATATAAGCCTTTTTTTGTAGGTCTGTCATGCCCTTCAGCTCAATTACTGGGACTTGTTCCATGCCCAGCTTTCTAGCCGCCATAAGCCTGCCATGACCAGCAATAATGCCGTTGTCTCCATCCACTAGGATTGGATTAGTCCATCCAAATTCTTTAATGCTGGCGGCAATTTGCGCCACCTGAGCATCAGAATGGGTTCGACTATTTTTAGCGTAAGGAATCAGGTCTTTAACGCTTTTTTGTATGATTTTCATTCGTTAGCCATAGAATCGCTATTAGCTTCAGCTTCGTTTACATCGTCTTGAAACTGTGAGCTATTAATGATGTTTGTATATTGGTCTTGAAGCTCTTGAGGCACTCCTGGCTGATAAATGATGGCACTTATATCATCCTGTAGTTGTTGCTCGGTTTGTGGCGTTGGATACGGCACATATACATTTGGGCCGTTCATTCTGCGCTTTCTTCTTCTTTAGGTGCTTGTGCCTTAATTGCCTCTACTTGAGGAACAGCCTGACCATGAATTTTGCTTACCAAAGGCGCACATTCTTCATAAGGATTTTTCCCTACGCTTTTGAGAATATAGTTAATTTCTTCAATAGTTAAGTCTAATTTAATCATTTTTTTCCTCTTTTAGTTGGCTGACTCGGCTGGGCTCGAACCAGCGACCCACAGATTAACAGTCTGTTGCTCTACCTACTGAGCTACAAGTCAATGTTTACTTTTTGGTTTTTTTGCCGCCTCACGCTTTACTGCATAAGCAATAGCGACAGCCTGTTTAACAGGTTTGCCGCCTTCTTTAATTTCTTTAGCCACATTAGATTTAAATGCGGCTTTTGATGTGCTTTTCTTTAATGGCATTATTTACAGCCCCAATTCTTTAAGGATGCTTTGGCTCGTTCTGCTGGGCCTTTGCTATGTTTAACAACTCCTTCCATCCTGGCGCAAAAGCTCTTTTTACGACCTTCATCAGCTTTTGTCTTAGGATTTGGTGCAGGAGGCTTCAAATTAGCATTGTTTTTAGCGTTATATTCAGCCCGACCTTTGGCTGTCATTCCTGCGCCCTTTTCTGTCGGATTGTAGTTTTTGCCTTTGCCAGTAGTCGTGTGAGCTATTGGCTTATCGTTTTTTTTAGTAGCCATTATTTAGCCTTTTTAGCTGTCTTTGCTGATTCTTTAAAAGCTTTGGCTGTAGGTGCGCCTTTAGTTCCAGGCTTACGCATGGTTTCTACAGGCTTTCCTTCCGCTTTTTGTTTTTCAATCCTAGCTTGCTTCGCATGGATATTGGCATAGAGTCCAGGTTTAGTTGCCATAGTCTTGCTCCTTGTGGTTGTTTTCTTTGCCGCTGGTTTTGGTGCTTGTTTATCTAATGCTTTAGCTACATCCTCTGCTTTAAAGTCTTTAGGCCAAACATCGCTTTTAGATTCTGTTTTAATTTTTTTTATAGCTTTTTTATAGACTTTATTGCCTTCAATAGCTGTTTTCCTTGCATTTACCAATGTTGGTGGATAGTAACCAATCCAGCATAAGAAGTCAGTTGCCCATTTTTTAAGCATTTTCAGCCTCTACAAAGCAAACATCCTGCCAAGACATGACCAAGTATTTAACTCCATCTTCTTCATATTTAAAGTATTTTAGGTATTCTTCGCCAGGGTCTTTGTTCATAGTGCCAAAACGCACTCTTGCGCCCACTTCAACAGGCATTTCTTCTCTGCGACCACCTGAAAGCTTTTTTCCAGGGCCTACAGCAATGACTGTTCCCATGTTTGGCTGTTCTTTGTTGTCAATGATTAAAACGGATGATAGCTCACGCACATCAGGTTTTACGACAATTTTGTCTGCCATTGGCTTTAATTTCATGACTTTTTTGGCCTTCCTCTAGATTTTTTAAATTCAGAGATGGTTACTGGCTCGGTCATTGCTTGCACTAAAGCCTCCAAAGATAAGCTTGTTTCAGAAAGCACAAATTCCCCACACCAATCATTAACTCCTTTATTGATCAGGGTAGGGTATCTTCTGCAAGAGCCTAAATTAGAGTCTTTAGAAAAAAATCGACAAGAATTACAAGATTCTTTATTGTTTACATCAGCCATGCAACTTCTCCGATTAGTTGTTTGGTTAGAGATGCCCTAGACCCTTCACGCTAGGGCATTTCGCTTTATTTCTGACTCTTATCTTCTTTTGCGTAAGCTGTGCGCTTATGCTCATAGCAAATGCCTTCTGTGCGACCTGTATTAAACAGTTTATCGCTTCCACAAGCATCTTCCATGCCCATAGCTACGCCGCCTTTGATTTTTTCCATGCGTTCACCTGATTTATCAGAAGAAGTGGCCGCTGGAATCTTTGCGCCTTGAGTGCCGTATGTCATATATTTCCTTTTAGCTAAAAAGTCTGCAAAATTGCAGTCACTTTATTTTAGGTCGATTCTAAGCCATGTCAAGCATTTTGATAAGCCTAATAGCGGCATCAACTGAATCAATTCTACTTACTGGGCCACCACGCCAATTTTGCATAAATTTAATCTGTGGCTCTGTATATTTTGCTTTTTCATTACGCTTGATTTCTACTAGACAACTCTGATTTTTGTAGCCAACCAAAATATCAGGACAGCCTTCGCCGACCCTAGAAAGGTTTAAAACAGAAGCACCCAACGCAATAAATGTGTGAATGATCTGTTTTTGGTTCTCATCGACTCGTTTTTTGTAATAAGTCATTCTGTGCACTCACAAGGAACGTCAAAGCCAATAAAAGGCAGAGTCATTTGCGATTTATGCATTAATATAATTTCCGACCAAGCATAATTTCTGCCCAATCCTTTAATTACTGTTAATTCTGCTTGTTTTTCTATATTTAAAGCTCTTTCTAGTAAATCAGGATGTTTTTCATATAAATCAACAATTTCTTTAGGTTTTGATGATGGGCAAAAAAAACACGCTGATTTTCCTACATTAATAATTTCATGCCTTTTAAGAGCATCTAGGCAATCTTCTCTTTCCCATTGCCATTCAATTAATGGATAAATGTATTCATATTTTGGATCATTTCGTTTTGCCGCATTATCTGCCCTTCGAGTTTCTCCAGCATCATAACCTATGTATTTAACGCATTTTTGCCCTGTTTTCCACCAATCTAGTGCTGGTTGCCAATGATTGCAATATTTATCTTGTGGGCCAACTTTATGTTTAAGGCTACATTTTTTATAGCCATAGGCAATTGAAGGAAGAGTTTTTGATCTTAAACTTTCTTCTTCTAGACTTTCATAACTTCCATCTTTTCGAGTTCTTTTTACAATCGTTATACCTGGTAATCCTTTACTTACAAGCCATTTGCTAAAATTATTAATATGTGTATAGGTTTCAGGTCTTTCACCACCAGTATCGGCAAAAAGAATTAAATCAATAGGTAATTGTTTTTCATATAAGCCAAGAATCATGGCTGTGCTATCAACTCCGCCACCAAAGGCAACAATATGTGGTTTATTCATTTAATAAATTATTTGTTTTTTCTATCAATTCTTCAGGACTAATTCCCCAGTATTTAGTAAAGCCTTTAGCTCCTAATGAATGGTAACTATTATCTCCTAGGCGATGATGGTAAGCGCATAAACCTATCACTTCTGCCAGGCTTCTCTTGCCGCCAAACCGCCTTACATGGTGCATTTCAACAGGCGTATCAGTAGTGTTGATTCCATGCTGTTTGCATAATATGCAACCAATCCTTGCTAATTTTTGATAGCGTTCTTTTTCTGCCTTAGTCATCTAACCAATCTTTTTCTTTTTGTTGATAAATATTGTCGTTTAAATGATTTTGAGGAATCCAAAACTGGGGCTTTCTGCCAGCTTGCATTACACGCCAATATTGAGGCTTTTTGGCATCTTTGCCAAGTATCCAGCCACGAACCTTATAAGTTCCAAGCATTCCTGTTAGCAAATAATAACGCCTGTCGTCTTTGTCCCATTCATGCATTTCCATGTGCCCATCTTCGTAATGAGTGCATCGAACATCTACATCATCGACATCAGCACCACCTTTAACACCTTTAGACCAAAACTTATTAAGGTATTTAGCCAGGGCTGCCTCCGCCATAGCACCTTTGATCATTCGGTCAAAAAGCTGGTCAGGCGGCTCTCCTGATCTACTCCATAAATCGCCGTTTTTAATGTTTTCTGTAGCCCTTTGACAGCCTACAAAAGATGCCATTTGTATTTCAGATGGTGTCAAAACGATGATGGTCATGGGCAATATCCTCAAGTTTCAAACAATTCTCAACCAATTCATTAGAAATTTTTGCCGCTAACTCTACATCCTGAGCAATCATAGCTTTGTAATAATCATCTAATAAGCGTTTAGCCGCTAAATATGAAATTGAAAAATCCTTCATTAAATTCCTCCTTGTCTACGATTGCTGGATAAGGTGCGCCAAATATCAATAATT